CCCAGAGTTAGAAGAAGCAAGAACAGTAGTACGAGCAAGAGTAGGCCCAGTAGTGCTGTAGGTGCCAATACCAACCTCCCAATTTGAACCTCCGAGGTCCGCAATCGTGTAATAAGTTGTATTGCCATTTCCGACTCCAGCAAAAGACTGATAGCCAAGAGAAGCACCAAGAAGAGTTACTGAACCCGTCCCAGTGGTTGTCGTGGTTTCTAGTGCACGGTCAAGTAAAACCAGAGCCATTTATGGCTCCTTAACCAGCGGCTGATAAAGTATATGTGACGTTGATAGTATCACCTGATGTCACCGTTTTAGAACCAGCAGTAAAATCACCAGCACTAAACAAAACACCAGTCGTATTATCAATAGCAGAAGAACCGCCAACGTTGATAAACGCACCGGCAACAGTACCTGAACCAGTCATGGAGAACACAACCGCAGCAGATGTAGACTTAACAGCTGGGTTAGCTACAGTAGATGCAGAGAAAGCTGGAGTCTTGCGTGTACCAGAATATGTTGGAGCATTAGTACCACCAACTTCTAACCAACCAGCATGAGATGATTGTGTATCTGTGTAAGCTGCAGTACCTGTACCTTTGAGGCCCATAACAACAGCGCCGCCAGCAGTATTGCCAAGGTAGCTATCGTTCAAAGACGCACGGCCTACGTTAGTAGTCAAGTTCTCAATAACATCAGACCATTTTTCATTGCCCTGTGCATCATAGCAAGTAGCTGTGTAATAGCCTTCAACTTCTACTTTTTCTTCGTGGCCTGCGCCGCAAACCATGGTGGCGCTAATCTTATCGCCCATGCCTAAAATTTCGTCACTCATAATTGCTCCTAATTTAATCTTAATATTGCGGTTGTTGATGTTGCAGTAGGGAACGTAACCGTAAACGTACCCGCTGCCGTATTTACTTTATCTGACCCAAAATCTATTACTGCAACTGCTGCATTAGTGGTGCTATTGTATATCAAAGCTGCCCTAGCAGTAAAGAAAGCTGGGTTCCAAACCACATTAGCAAAACTAATAAATGCAGTATCATTTGCAGCATCATAAGTAGGCACTTGGCTAACTGTAAGAGTCTTACCCCCTGCTGTGTACCCAGTACCAGTAATTTCACCAGTTGTGCTATATGTTGTTGTATCAGGGGTTAAGTTTGCTAAAGAAGTATATAAAGCTATCTTGTAAACGTAGCTAGTTCCAGCGGCAAAATTCTCTAATCCGCTTAGACAATTTCGTTTAAAAATATTGCATTGGCCTTGAGAAATCATAGTTGGTTATATGGCAGGCTTGTCTGCCCCCTTCTATAGGCATCATTACGCTCCAGACCATCGCCAAGGCGTTTGAGTTGGCTAAGAGCTTCTTCATACATTTTTTGGTAATAGCTAACCATATCCTGCTCACCCTTCATAAATAGCACAGCCTCACGCATAGCGCCATAAAGAAGAACTGGGTCGTAATTATCGCCAAGCCAGCTTGTACCTGTAGGGTTATCAATAGCGCCAACTGTATATACAAAGCCAGAGCCTGTACCGCCAATATAGCTAGAGCTAATAGTTAACTGATTGCCTACGATATAAAAATTACCGCCGTTCTGGATAGTCACAGAAGTAACAACACCCCCAGAGACAACTACGTTAGCTGTAGCTCCAGCGCCGTTACCAGTAACACCTGATACGTAGCTAAAAGGCACATTAGCATAAGAGCCGTTTGTGTATAAAGTACCCCCAGTAAATGTACCGGTACCGCTCAAGGCACCCTGAACAATTGAAACTGGGTAATAAAAGTAATGTAGCTCTACGTTAAAGCTATCCGATGGGGTAGGGGCCATCATAAAAGATAACTCATTAGAATTGCTATATTGTGAGCCAAACAGTGCGTAATACTTAGGAACGCCCTGAGGGGTACCTTGATATGTTGGGCTTGTATAAACTACGCTAGGATAGGCTTCACGAAGGAAGTTAACATCTTTATTTAGCAGGAAGTTATAGTTATTACTTGCGTCAATAACAGCCAAAGAATAAGTAGACAAATAGTCTTCAGGGGCTGATAAATACTGATTTCCAGCTGTAAGTGTACCTGTTACGTTTTTACGTAACGATGGAATCTGAACGTTGTTATAAACTCTATCTTCTGTTTCTCTTACAAAACGTGAGATATTATTTATGAACAGCGGTTCACTATTCTCGCTGTAATCAATTATTGCTTGGTACAGCTCAGTATACTTCATCTAAACTTTTTCCTTAAGCCATCGGGCCACGAGCCATCTTGCCCTTAGTCTGTGCTTTACCGCCACGAACTTGGATACCAGAAGTCTTAGTAGGCTTATAGTTGCCCTTGCTAACATTACCAACAGAGATATTAGACTCATTCATAAAGTCTTTACCAGTCTGTGTAGATATAGCAGGTAGCTTATTATCGACAGCTTTACCACTCATTGTGTGTGGCTTTGCGTATACTTCTGCTGGTTTATTGTTAATAGCCATGATTAAAATCCTTTGCCTTTTAAGCTTACAGAACCTGTTTGGTATGCTAATTTAGCACGATTACGGCCTTCAGCTAACATAGATTCATTAGTCTTACCGCCAGCAGAAGATTTACCACCATTCATAGTAGCAACTTTTTTGCCGTCATCACCAAGGTTTGTACCCTTAGTTTTGCCTGTTTGGTTAATACCTCTAGCACCGTTTTTAAATGTCATGTCCTACTCCTAATTAATTGTTACCTGCCCTACTGCAGTGTTTGCTACTAAATTGTTTGGTGTTTCACCAAAATCGTACGTTTGTCCTACAGGGTTCCAGCCCCATTGGATAATTCTACTACCGCCTGCTGGTGTACCATAGCCCAAAACTGTAGTGCCACCATTAACATTTACATCTAGTCCAGTATTGCCAGATTGATAATAACTATTATCCCGCCTTGGTTCCCGCACAGCTTGTGGGTCATTGACTGGATACATCCCTAATTGTAACTGAGGTTGGTCTTCTTCCCAACATTCAGGGCATACTTTAATGCTAACATTTTTGGTCTTAATTGTCAGCTTTTTTAAGGCTGTTAACTTAAAACGAAAACCACATCGGTCACATTCTGCAATAGCAAACTTGCCAGAGGCAAACATCGTGGTCATTAATTAAATCCTAAAAACGTTTGACGAGGAATAAACCTAATCGGAGCCTTTTCTCTATCTTCTGTAGAAGCTAACTGGAACTGTTGCTCGTAATCTTCTTTTAGCGTCATCATCCGCTGCGGGTCTACACCTTGAATCTTCATGGACAGGTAATAAGCCAATCCAGCCACCATACAATTTAAAAAACGGAAAGGGATGTCTTGAGTATTTACACCATTACCTGCGTCTTGAATGCGGCGCATCCGCCAATAAACAAAGTTATAGTAAGGGTTCCCTACGGTACCTTGGTCTGGGGTAGGCCAAACAACAATCTTAGGGGCATCAATACCTGTAGTTGCATTTGTGCCATTAGGTCCTGGCAACGGATATTGTGCACCGCTTTGGCGGTTAATCCATACCTGAATAGGGCGACCCTGGGCTAGCTTGTTAGGAATAGTAGAATAAGTAGAGACACTAATTCGGCTAATAGTAATATCGGTCTGGTTATTTTGTTGACCAGCATTTGTGCGAATCTGGTGCTCCAGTAGGTCAATCGTGTCCACAGGTAAGTCATAAGTATTTACCCCTTGAATCATAGGTATTGAGCCTTGCTCAATAGTCCACAAGTTAATACCACGGTTTGCCCATTCAATGGTCAGCAAGTTTAAAGAACGACGTGCGGTACGTAAATCATAGCCGGAACGAAGCTCAGAGCCACAACGCTCAAAAGCTTCTTCAACTATGTCATTTAAGTCTAGATTAAACGATGAGGTACCAGAAGTAGTCATTATTTCTTAAATCCCTTTAGGGTTTCCGCCAGCCTAGCCCGCTTACCCATCTTGCCGGGTTTCTTTGCAGCTGCAGCTAGTTTGCTGGACGGAATCTTTTCACCAGCTTTAACACCTAACGCTTTACGCAATGCACCGGGCTTCTTAATCGCTTTTTGAATAAACTTCTCTGCCATATCAAACCTTTCTGTAGACTTTAGTTTTTTGCTTAATACTTTTAGGTTGTGCTACAAACTGCTTACCTTTTGCTTTACCTTCACGTTTTGCCTTTGTGGTTGCTGCATATTCCTGTGGGCTTAACGCTTTTATTGCTTTTTCTGGTAAATATCTTTCACCAGTTTTACTTGATGGCTTACCAGACTTTGTTGTCCACTTCTGTTCACCCCAAGCTTTTAAAGACTGTTGCGGTGCAGCTAAACCGCCTCCCGCCATTTTCTTTTTACCCGCACAATGAGCCTTTTGAGAGAACCCTTTTGGGCTGTCACAATTTATTGAGTCTTTGTACTTTTTTG